GCGCAACCTGAAGCGCATCAACAATCCGGATGACGTGATGTCGATGCCGTACTCGCTGGTGGCTACTCGTCAGCGGTTCAATATTTATGCAGGCAATATGTAAAGACGCTTAACTGTTGTCGTATTTGCTATGTTTGCCCGGCACAAACCCCTTCACGCCTTTGACGGCCCGCAACAGCCCTTGGCTTTTGTAGGCGTCAATCGCGTGCTGGATGTTTTGCTGATGCGTCACAAGCTCCAAGTTTTCCAACCTGTTGTCAGCGCGGTCAAGGTTCTTGTGGTTAACTTCAAGCCGTCTGGGTATCGCCCCGTTAAACGACTCCCACATGAGCCGGTGAACAGCGCGCCGCGCGTACTTCGCGTTTTTGCACAACGATACCTGCAAGTACCCTTTCAGCAAAGTTGTTTTGCACGACCGATGCCCAGCGTCTCCAGCCCACGTCTTACCCAGTTTGATCGAGTGTGCAGTGGGTATGCTGACGCCAAGGAACGCGGCGACTTCCTTCAGCGTAGCGCCAGCGGCAAACATCTCTTTGGCTTGCGGCACTTTGGTTGCATCGATAGACTTGCTCCGAGCGACGCGCCGCACATTGCCGTAATCGCTAACTTCGTACAGCCCTTCAAAATTCAACACTGGCTTCCACGTCTCCATGATTTGCTCCTGTTTACGGTAAACAGCAGTTTACTTTTAAACGGCGGCGCGTTCAAGGTGTACAGAAACTACTGATTATGGCCAACACCAAAATCTCTCAACTGCCCGCCGCCACGTTGCCGCTGTCAGGCACTGAGGAAGTGCCCATCGTACAGGGCGGCGCTACCGTCCGCGCTACCACCGATGCCATCTCGGACACCGTGCTGGCCGAGTTCGCCGCGTCCAACGGCTCCTCCCTCGTTGGGTTTGTCCAAGCCGGCACCGGCGCAGTCACGCGCACGGCGCAGGCCAAGATGCGCGAGACGGTGAGCGTGAAGGACTTTGGGGCTGTTGGCGACGGTGTCACTGATGACACGGCGGCGATTCAAGCGGCGATTGATTCCCTGCCTGCATATGGAGAGGTCTTTTTTCCATCTGCAACGTACAAGACAAACGGCGTTATCCAAGTGACGGCGGCCAATCGCCGCGTCAACTTTGGCGACGCTACGTTTTTGGTTGGCGACACTGGAACCAGTGGAACTCTTACAAACGGGTCTTCGGGGAAGATCGGATTCCTGTTCAAGAATGCCACCAACCTCACTGTGCTGGGCTCTCCAAGATTCATCGGTCAAGGAACGCTAGGCACAACATCTCTCGCGGGCGTTGTTTTTGATACGTGCGTGAACGCCAGCGTGCCAGCCAGCATGTATTTTGAAAACATGTCTGCTGGTCGCTTCATCATGTGGTGCGACAACTCGGTCTTTGGAGACGTGAGTGGTAAATCACTGTCAGGTCTTCAGACATTTGAGTCCCCACCTTCAACGTCACAGGGATCGCTAGAAGTCATTATTGGATGCAGAAAGTCGATTTTTGGAAACCTGCTTTCTGACGGAAACATTCTTCCGGCTCGATACCTAAGCATTGGCTTGAACGCCGCCAGCGCAGCAATTGACAATCAGTATTGCGCCTTTGGCGATGTGTCGGCTGTCGGTAGTGGAAACTCGGCCACTGGGATTGCAGTGCGGTCAGCCTTGCACTGCACATTTGGCAATGTCGCGGCGTCAGGGATGACGGCGGCAGTACTTTTGGCTATTTATTCTGGCAATACCTCTTGGAGTGTTGATAGAAACGAATTCGGCAGCATCACGGGCACTCTATTAAACACTGCGGCCAGTGAAGATGCCGCAGTCTATTCATTCTGTGACGAGCCCACAAAAACTATAGGGACAAACAATTTTGTAAACGTAAACTCGATAGGCTCAGGCGAATACGGAATTTTTATTTCGTCTGGCACTTTGTCTTTCAATAGCGTGTCTTTGCATGGATATTCACAGCCACTTAGAGCGTCAAAATGCACAGTTTTAATAGACTCATTCACTGCATCTGGTCAGGCGACTGAGGCTATTATCTACGGGCAAGGGGCAAACTTGCGGTTTGGCTCTATACAAATACTTTCAGGGGCTACATCCGTAACAACTGCGGCTATCAGGTACAACTCTGCAATCGGCTCTGGTGGAATTGGTAGAATAAATCTTGGTGATGTTGTTTATAGATTCAACTCCACAGGAAACGATTATCTGTATCCAGTGATGGATTTGTCTAACGGTTTTGAATCAACGCAAATTAACAACATTGACGGTGGAGGCAGTAGCGGAAAACAAGCTCGCTTTGCAAGCGATGAATTCTTTGTGCGGCGCGGGCTTTACTCATCGACCACCACGCCAACCACGGGCACTTATTCGGTTGGCACTGTGCTGTGGAAATCAAACGCCGCTGCTGGTGGCACGCCTGGATGGGTCTGCACAACAGCGGGCACACCCGGAACGTGGAAAGCCATGGCCAACTTGGCGCCGTGACCATGACCCCCCGCCCCGCGCCCCACGTCATCCGCTGGTTCCTGCGTGCCACCGGGTTCGCAGGCATCACGCTGCCGCCGCTGGCTATCTTCATTCTGGCCGAGCGCATCAATGAGGAGCGGCTCGTCAGGCACGAGCAGGCGCACTGGCAGCAGTATGAGCGGATGGGGGCGCTGAAGTTCTACGTCACTTACATCTGGTACACAATCCGGCACGGGTACTACAACAACCCGATGGAAGTTGAAGCCCGTGCGGCTGAAGTAAGCACAGCATGAAGACGCCCATCCTTGGCTCATCGTATGTGGCTCGCAGCGTCAACGCTGCGGACAACCGCATGGTGAACCTGTTCCCGGAGATCGTACCGGAGGCAGGCAAAGAGCCGGCGTTCCTGAACCGCGCGCCTGGGCTGCGCTTGCTGTCCACGGTAGGCACCGGCCCGATTCGAGGGCTGTGGTCGTTCTCGAACGACGTTACGACGGCCTTTGTGGTCAGCGGCACGCAGTTGTATAGGATCAACACCAGCTACACCGCGACGCTGCTAGGCACAGTGGCCGGCACGGGGCCGGTGAGCATGGCCGACAACGGCATCCAGTTGTTCATCGCCGCCAATCCCAACGGCTACATCTTCAACACGCAAACCAACGTCTTCGCGCAGATCACCGATCCGGACTTTCCCGGCGCGGTAACGGTGGGCTACCTTGACGGCTATTTTGTTTTCAACCAGCCCAACAGCCAGCGCATTTGGATCACAAGTTTGCTTGACGGCACCAGCGTTGACCCGCTGGACTTTGCCAGCGCCGAGGGCTCGCCTGACGGCGTGGTGTCGATCCTGTCGAACTTCCGCGAGATTTGGGTCTTCGGCACCGGCAGCGTTGAGGTCTGGTACAACACTGGCGCGTCAGACTTCCCTTTGCAGCGCATTCAAGGGGCCTTCAACGAGCTTGGCTGCGCCGCGCCGTATTCGGTGGCCAAGATGGACAACGGCGTGTTCTGGCTGGGTTCTGACGCCCGTGGACACGGTATCGTCTACCGCGCTGACGGTTACACCGGCAGGCGCATCAGCACGCACGCGGTCGAGTGGCACATCCAGCAGTACGGTAGTCTGGCCGACGCGATTGGCTACACCTACCAGCAGGACGGCCATAGCTTCTATGTGCTGATCTTCCCCGGGGCTGACACGACTTGGGTGTACGACGTCGCCACGAACTCATGGCATGAGCGGGCCGGGTGGGTTAATGGTGATTTCACACGCCATCGCAGCAACTGCCAAATGTTCTTCAACAGCGAAGTCATCGTCGGCGACTACGAGAACGGCAACATCTACGCCTTCGACCTTGAGGACTACTCGGACAACGGCAGCATCCAGCGGTGGTATCGGACGTGGCGGGCGCTGCCGACCGGGCAGAACAACCTCAAGCGCACCGCGCATCACACGCTGCAACTCGATTGCGAATCAGGAGTTGGCTTGGGTGGCTACGACCCGATGGACTTTATCGGGCTGCTGTTGACCGAAGACGGCGACTTTCTGATCACCGAATCGGGCGACTACATTGAGATTGAAGTCGTCACCACCGTAGGCGCGAACCCTCGCGTCATGCTGCGTTGGAGCGATGACGGCGGTCACACTTGGAGCAACGAACACTGGGCCGAGATAGGCCGCATCGGTGAGTATGGACGCCGCGTGTTTTGGCGGCGCTTGGGCATGACGTTGAAACTGCGCGACCGCGTGTACGAGTTGTCGGGCACTGATCCGGTCAAGATCACGATCATGGGGGCTGAGTTGCTTATCAGCCCGACGAACGCGTAATGGCTACGTCGCCTGCCGCCAATCCAACACCGATCACCCCGCCTCGGGTGCCGTTGATCGACCCTCGCACGGGGTTGATTGACCGTGCGTGGTATCAGTTCTTTCTGTCGCTCAATGACGTGGCCGCGGCGGTCGTTGACGACTCTGGGCTTACGTTCAGCGCCGAATCAACGATTGCGTCCCTTGAGGCTTCGCTTGACGTCGTGCGGCAAGAGTTGCAGACGCTGCCGCCTGGGATTGACTTGAGCGATGAATTGGCTAAACAAAGCCAAGCAGCAGCGTTGGCGGAGTGCTGTTCGGCTCTGGTGTCACAGATTGCTGAATTGCAAAAACAGATCGATGCGCTTCAATCTGCGCCAATTACCACGCCGCAGATTCCGCAGTTTGTGTACGGCTCCTTTTACAGCACGGCCAACCAGCCTGACGGCTCGACAACTACGGCGTATCCGATCCTGTACGACACCACGCAGTTCAGCAAGAACGTGACGCTGGAAGATCGCACAGCCGTGTTCACTGCGTCAATTGCTACGACCACCATGACGGTGACGGCCATCACATCGGGGCCAATTTACCCAGGCATGACAATTACCGGGACTGGCGTCACGGCTGGAACTCGCATTGTGTCTCAGTTGACCGGCACCGATGGCAGCACGGGTGATTATCAAGTCAGCATATCGCAGACCGTAGCGTCCACCACAATTACGGGTACCTGCAAGTCCAAGGTCAAATGCGAAATTGCCGGGGCGTACAACGTGCAGTTTAGCGTTCAGATGGTCAACACGGACTCCAATGTTCATGACATTGACGTTTGGATGCGTAAGAACGGAACCAATGTGCCTGACAGCAATAGTCAATTTTCGGTGCCGAACAAACACGGCAGCGTAGACGGCCATTTGATCGGCGCGCTAAATTTATTTATCGATTTGGCGGCTGATGAATATATTGAATTAATGTGGGCAACAACTGACGCCTCAACCACAATTCAGTACATCGGGCCTCAAACTGCCCCCGTTCGCCCGGCCACGCCTTCAGTCATATTAACTGTGTCGATAGCTTCTGTGCCGACACTACAAGGAGTCTAGCCATGACAGTCACCATTCGCGTATTGGTTCCGGCCAAGACCGCCGAGAACAGTCAGACCACGCAGTACACCGCGACGGGTGTCACGGCGATCATCGACAAGTTCACCGCGACCAACTACAGCGCGGCGGCTGCGACGATCAGCGTCAACTTGGTGACTGCGGCTGACACCGCCGGCAACCAGAACTTGATCACCAAGACCAAGACGCTTCAACCTGCCGAGGTGTACACGTTCCCGGAACTGGTCGGCCAAGTGCTTGCGCCTAGCGGGTTCATCTCTACAATCGCCGGCACGGCTACGGCCATCAACATCCGCGCCTCTGGGCGGGAGGTGACCTAATATGTGGCAATTCCTTATCCCCGCCGCCGCGTCGCTGATTGGCGGCGCGATGCAATCAGACGCCACTAGTGAAGCGGCGTCAACTTCCGCAGAAGCCGCTAACCGTGCAGCCGAGTTGCAACGCCAATCTGCCCAAGAGGCGTTGGCATTGCAACGGCGCATGTACGAAGAAGGCGTGCAGCGCCAGCAGCCGTACTACCAAGCAGGCGTCAACGCGCTGGCGCAACTGACTGGCCGCACAGGCACCATGCCCGCCGCGTTCCAGTACCGGCCTGATCAATTGACGACTGACCCCGGCTACGGGTTTCGTCTGAGCGAAGGAATGCGGGCGCTGGAACGCAGCGCAGCCGCTCGTGGCGGGCTGCTTGGTGGAGGCACTGGCCGCGCGCTGACGCGCTACGGTCAAGAGATGGCGTCGCAAGAGTACGGCAACGCCTATAACCGGGCGCTGACTGAGTACAACGCCCTGCGCGCCCGCGAGGCTGAAGAGTACAACCGCTTGTCGGGGCTTGCAGGTGTGGGCGGCACAACGGCGCAACAAATTGGAGCGGCGGGGCAGCAGTATGGCTCCGCAGCCGGCAATCTATTGACTGGAACTGCGGCAGGTATTGGGCAGATTGGCATGCGGCAAGCTGACATTGCAGGTCAAGCCGCGCTGGCTCGCGGTAGCACTTATGGCCGCACCGCTGGCGACATTGGCTACTTGGCTGGTCGGTACTTCTCGCCGCAGCAATCGAACTATCTTGCGCCGGTCGAAGACCGCAGTATCTATCCGACTTGAGGTACAGCATGGCACTCGACTTCAACGTCTTGGCGCAAACGCCCTCCATCGTTCAGCGGTTCTATCAGGGCCGTGAGGATGTTCAGCGCGAAGCTGAGCAGAACATGCTGCGCCAGCAGCGCGCGTTGCAGTTGCAACAGCAGCAAGAAGATCGTGCATTGCAGCAGCAAGAACGTCAGCGCGTCGCTGCCGAGGCCGATCGCCGCCGTCAGACCATCGCCAACTTCT